GTCAGTCTGGCTTTTTCATTGCAACACATCCTTCATTTCCCTGTGTAATAGATAACAGTAATACTATCTAGACTTTGCAAATTTGTTGGTTTCTCTTTAGCTTTCAGGCCGTCTTTTTCAGGATTGTCAGACAAATAATAGTTGCCATAGCTATCATCTAGGTCGGTATAAATCTTTATCTTATCATTAACAAGTAAAGCAGCATATCTTGCCTGTCCAAAAGGCTTTCTTGAAATCTTTGTAAATTCAATTTTTTCAACATTTTCATAGTGATTCAGTAAAAATAAAGCCAGCCCCTCTTCCTGGTTGCGCACCTTTATTTTTTCCTCAGTCGTCAGCCAAGCATTTTCTCCAGAGTAAATAACATCCGTTTCACCCGTATCTTTAAAATTTGTGACCTTCTCTTTCTTTTTCAGACGAAAAGTCAATTCTGTCGAATCAGTGTGAGAACTATCATTTATATTATAGTTTTCATCTTTTGAGTCCAAAGAAACATGTGGGATATAACTGGTGTCATTTACAATCACACTAACAGAACCTGCTTCCCAGAACTTTCCCTTGGAAAATTCATCAAATTCAATTTTTTGAACATCTTCATAATGATTAATGATATAAAGTGCAAGCTTTTTCTCTTTCTTATGAAGCTCCGTCATTTCTGTATCTGACATCCATATTTTTTCACCATCTCTATTTACTATGCTGCTGCATGCTGTCAAAAAAGTCAGAGCCAGTATAACCAAAAATAATAATTTTTTCTTTCTTGACTTCAAGAGCAGTCTCCTTTAGCAGTCTTTTGATATTAGTATACCACATCAGGACAAGTATCTTTATGTTTACTTGTAACTTTAAAGTTGATTTTAAAAGAAAAAACCAAGGCTCACCCGACCTTGGTTGAAAATAGACTTCAATTTACTTATTCTTAATAAAACCAAATTCATTAAGCGGTGAAAGTCGGAACTCCACCACTCCCTTGATTTGATTGGCTTTGATGAGCCCAAATTCTCGGCTGTCCTTCGTATTTTCCCGTCGGTCATTAAGAATCAGATAAGAATCTTTAGTAATTTTATCAGACTTTGAATCTTTTAAATCCATAATAGAGAAATCATGAGTATAGTAACCCGAACTTCCTGCTGAAGCCAGATATTTCTCGCGCATTTTCTCGATATACTCTTCCGACATGACCTGACCGTTCAGATAAAGGAGGTCATCCATATAGGTTACCTGATCCTTTTCCTGGGCAATGACCCGGCCGACATAGTCTTTGCCGTCCACTTCATAGAGGACAAAATCCCCACGCTTGATGTCTTGCTTTCTTGTTGCCAAAACCAAGTCATTCTTTGCCAAATAGGAATTGCTGTCTTGCTCAGTCACCCGATAAGGCGTATAAATAAAAACTCTCAGCCCTATAATAATAGCTGCCAGTACTGAAAAAATAATGATATTTCTTAATAAATCTCTCTTTAACATTCGTCTCCCCCATCTCTTTTATACCATTATATCATTTTTAGACAAAATAGACAAAGGTACAATTTTATTTCAAAAACCAATTCGCAAACCAGCCCTTCCTCTCAAGTAAGATAAGTGACACCACATAGACAATAAAAAAACCGATGATTTTCCAATCAACGGTTCTTTTTATTATCTTAGATTAACGTACTGTACGGGTGTGTCTCGCTATTCGTCTAAAAAGATAGAATAGCGTTAAAACGCATTAAATAAGCGTACAAAGAGATAAAACTATCTATATTTTTTGCCATAAAAATACAAAAGTTTTAAACTTATGCCCCCTTTTTGCCCCTCGAAGCAAACAAAAAAGCCCCGACCAATTGGCCGAGGCAGTGTATTATTTAAAAGTGTCTTACAAAGGAGCGAGCTCCTTGTAAGTCTTTCTTTTTGTATTTAATTATAAGAAAAATTGCAATCAATTACTCATAGTAATTGACAAGGTCGTCCTTATCCCAAGTTGATAGCCAGACAGTGCCGAACTGACCGAATTCAAACTTGCGGAAGTAATATCCTGCATAGTATCCACCATCGCCTGTGTCAGCGATGTGAGCCTCGTCAATCGCAAAGCTAAAGAACATTCCAGCTTTGAAGTCTTTGTCTTCGCCGTCAGGAATATTGTTCCCATCTTTGTCGACCCAGTTGACAAGAGAAACCGGAATCCCGTTCTCTGTCCAGTCGAATCCCGCAGGGCACAAGTAATCACATTTGATTTGCCAGATGCCGTTCACGAATGCAACTTCATTAGCTTCGTAGTAGGCTTTGCTGTGGGGCTGACGAGTAGGAGTAGGATTAGCAGTAGCAGGCTGATTTGTTGCTCCCACATAGCGCCAAACTTCGATGTATGCAGGACGATTCCAGTTGTAGTAGTCATCCCACGGATAAGTGTTGATAGCACCTCCAGGAGCTCCTTGAGTAGAATAGTCACAGCTAATGAAGTTGACGCTATCTAACATAGCTCCTACATGTCCGCCAGCTCCGCCTGAGCTTGACATGTCAGCTCCCCATGACATTAGAATGATGTCATTTCGTTGAGCATCCCAATCAGAGTTAATGCTAATACGAGCCCATCCTACTCGAGCAAGCTGAGCCCCCAGCGTTACGGTGGACGGCAGACCATGAATGTCAAATCCGTTATCCTTGAGAGCCTGTGAAATAGTGCCGGAACAGTCGCCTGTCCCGTCAGCTCCATTTCGACTCCCGGTCATTGAATAAGTAATAGCTCCGCGACGAGCTTCAAACCAACTTGCAACATCTGCCATTTATTCTTCCTCCTTCAGTTCAGAAAGGTTCATTAGTACACAAATGAACCCTGCAAGCAGCGCAGTAGAGCCTACGATAGTCCAATTTACTTCAGTAATTAGAGCAGACGAGCCAATGACACCAAGCGCTGCTTGAGCCATAGTCTTGATTACTTTGATAGCGAGTTTCTTTGCAAATTTGTTCATGATTTAACTTCCTTTCTTTTCGATCATGATTTTGAGTTCTTTGACATCTTCAGTCAAATTCTTGATTTGCTCCGTCATTGCGACAAGAGCTTGGTTCTGCTTGTCGTGGTCGTCCAAGCGTCTAGTGTGGTCTTTCGTCTGCTGTTCCAAAAAGCCTAAGCGCAATTCCAATGAGTTGATTTTGGTTGCTTGCTCAATGCTCTTAGCACGCAAGACATTATAAAAACCGTAGACTGTGATGATAAATCCGCCCGCGGTCATTAAAAGCTGGTACTCTGGTTTCAAATAATAATCACCCCCTTTCTAGCTAGTTGCTAATGTTTGGCAGCACGATAGTCCATGCTCCAGACTTAAGCATGTCTTCCGCAGACTGGCCAGTGTAGTTGTAACCAGTAGCGCCCGTGTATTTGACAATCGTCCGATTACCTTTCTGCCACTTCGGATTGGTATCATAAGGATAATTAATCGTGACGAATGTAGGACCTGTGTATCGCTTGCCAGCCACTGGCGCATCAATCTTCTGCGCTAGAGCAGTGTAACTATTGATGTCCAGACCACCAGAGATACCAAGTGCAATGTATGTGACAAGTTCGAGCAATTCTTTCAGCTCTGCCCGCTGCAGAGTCGCTTCTTGCTCTTTCTTGTCTGCTTCCTGGAATTTCTTCTTGATTTCCTCGTCCTGCTCCTTTTTGGCACGGTCTGGGAAATTCTCTTGATAGACGACTTCCAGAGCTTTCTTTTCCAACTCCTCGACTGGTAGGTCAATGGCTTCTTTTGGAAGCAATACTGGATAGAAAGCGCCCTCTGCATTCGTTAGAATGACATGAGTACCCTCTACTTCGTTGTTGGAGGAAGAGTAAATCCAACTTTTTCGATTAAAATTTAGTTTAGACATATGCGTCCTTTCTGTTTATTAAATAGACCAAGTTACTTGTGTCCTGATGTCTTTGTCAACTCCATTCAACAAGGTCAAGACACCGTCGCCGTTGACTTGCAAGTGCCGGTCGCTTGCTGACTGAACTTCAAAGACTGGTACATTGAGCATGGCAGCATTTCCTTGGATTGGCACTAATTCTTGTGAAATACGTCCAAGAGAGATATCTCCAGCCTTTCCTTTGATGTTTATCCTCAATGTCACCAAATCCCCTTGCCGCTTATAATGCACGCCATTAATACCTGTCGATGTCCATTCGGTGCGTTTTAGGTTAGCGTGATCACTCCTTGCATTGGTTGACCATGCGCTCCATTTACCGGCAAGTAGGACACGCTTAGCTGGCTCTGCTGTTGCTATGGATGGGAAGAACATTTGGAAGCACTCGTTATTACTGTTAAGTACCAACAGCCAGCCATATTGACGAGCTGGATTGTTGTTTTCCGTTCCGTTCTTGAAATAGACACCAGTCGTCCGTTCTTGGTCAAAGTCTTTTCCGTAAGCGTAGATAGCAGTGCCATTCTTCTGCGTCAAAGCGTGCATCTGGATAAGCTTGTCATTGGCGTAGATGTCACCTTTTACATCAAGCGCCCCACGTTCCCATATTTTATTAATGCCAACGCCAAAGCGACTGTAAGAAATGACTGCGCCCTCTGTCGTAATGACTGCGACAAATTCTGCGCTTGTGACTTTATCCTCAAGCCTGCCAACAACCTCCCAAGTCTTATCAGCCGGATACTGTCCGGATAGGTTTGCTGGGCTGTTGATAAGCTCTGATATGCTTGTCCAAGAGCCAGCAGCAGGACCAGTGTCCGATGTGTAGCTCTTATCTGCAAGCGGTTTGACCTTAAATGTCAATGTCATCTTGTTTTTTTGCGAGCCATTGACGGTCAGCGGAGCTACTTTGGCTGTCCGTGTAATCGTCAGCGTTCCTCCGTTGAGACCAGTTCTTGCGACATCAAATTTTAGGATTGGCGGAAAGTAGTCAAGGATAGTCACTGTACGCTCTATGGCGTTACTAGTCCGCCCTCGACTGTCTGTAACTCTTGCTCTGATTACTACTTGGCCATCATAGTTCATTAAACCAAGACCGCCACCGTTCGATGTCGTGGACTGGTTCTTGCCGACAATCTCCGCATAATAGCCTGTAATCGTCGAGCCATAAACCCCAGAAGCTGCACCAAAATTGACTCTGATATCAGATAAAATCTTGATGAAGTGCTCACCGCCAGAAACGATATTTGCGGCTATGGCATTGCCGTCTGTAAGAGTAAAACCTGTTAGTGTCGGTTTGACGCTGTCTGGAATAGAAAGAGTAAGACGCTTAATATCTCGCCCAATTTCTCTACCGCCATCGTATGTGATGATGGTTACTTGGCCATAGCCACTAGAGGTATTTGGAAATTGCTCACAGATTGCCATTTCTGGCGTCCATACATAGCTAGTTGCTATGTCATCTCCTGCGATTTTCTTTTCATAATTTTCGCACCTTACCCAAATGGAATGAGTGAATCTCTCATGCTTGCGATTAATGTTAATCGTCACTGGTTGACCTATGACAGCTGTCACATCATTCCCAGAGCTTGCTCGTGGTATAGATGGCAATCTAACCGTCTGGATAACTCTAGCGCTGCCATAGTTGCCAATATTGATATCTAAACCAACATCAAGAATAAACTCTTTAGAGCCATCGCCAGAATGGTCGATACGATAGTCTTTTGACAGCAAGCTCTTATCTTGGTTGCCACCAATCCCTGCATCGACATTGACTGTGTCAATGACAGCTCCATTGACCTTGACTGTAATAGGCTTTGAGTACGACGGTATATAAACATAGCCATTAGAGACTAAATGCACTGATACATTGACCATCGTATAGTTGCCAGCTATGTCTTGCCGTCTTACGCCCCACGTTACATCAAGCTGTAAATTATGCCCCCAGCCACCGCTGAAATTAGCTCTGACCATGTTTAAGCACCTCCCCCTACATATCGGATTACATTCATATCTGGATTGAGATTATACTGTTCTTCTCTAAAGCGCCCGATTTGAAGCGTTCGAGTGAATACCCCATTTTCAATTTTGAGGACACCTTGTGAGATATAAGCCACCTCAGAGCCGGCAGAGTAAAAACTGATACGGTCGTGGTCGATACGGACAGAAGATGATCCATCTTTCTTACCGATATTCAAACCGTCATTGCTGGCGCTCATGTAGAGGTCTAAGAAGCTCCATCTCTCGGCCATGTCGCCAAGATTATTCTCGACCTTGGTTAATCTCTGACTTGCAGATACAAGTTTAGCTTCTGCTGCAGCTCGTCCAGCTTCGTCCGATTTTACATAGTCTTGATAAGATTTAATCCATTCATTGACTGTATCAATACTTGCTTTGGCTTCAAGCTCTGCTTTGGCTAGTTGCATGGCTTCGGTTAAAGCATTTAGTTGCTCTGCTGTGAGCTTGTTGTCGGCTTTGCTGTCAATCTTGTCGTTAACTTGTTTGAGTTGCTCCTCGTCGAGCGCTCCTTTATCGCCTTTAGGTCCTGGAGGTCCGGGGTCGCCTTTGTCCCCTTTCGCACCAGCTTGACCGTCAGCTACATTGCTAAAAGTCACCTCTGCAGTTGCCACTTTCTCGTCATTGAGATAGGCTTCAACCACTACTTGCAATGTCTTCTCAAAGTCTGTCGCACGGACTAGCATTTGGCTGCCGCTTCCGATGATAGAGTCACCTTTCTTGTAGAAGATGATAGGCTCATACACCTTGCCATTCTTCTCGAGTGTAGCCATTAACAAGCTTTGTCCTGCGCTATTCTTAAAGGTCGTTCCTTGGTCTGTGGATAGCTTCAGCTCATACGGTATCGCCTGCTCAGCAAGCTTAGCCATACGAGTTAGCAGGCTATCCGATACCTTGTTTTGTAAGGCTTGGAAATTAGCAAAGACCGTCTTATTCTCGCTCGGATTGGTAAAGCTGATTTGTTGCTCACTGACACGAGCTTCCAGCACCAACATAGGACTAAAGCCAGTATCTTGGATTTTGACAGTGTCTCCAATGTCCAAATCGAAATATCCATCTGCTTCGTATGTGATAGCTGGATAACAATATTTTCTAAGATTACGCAAGGCCGTGGAGATAAGCACTTCTTCGCTATCTGTATCGACTTCCATGTCCTTGCGTATCCAGTTATCGTTCGTCTCAGTACCAGTCAAAACGGATGGATAGAGCTGCTTAGATAACGGAGCGAACAACAAGCTGCCTTTCAGGTAAAACTCAACTTCGCCTTTCTCGTTCTTCCATTCTTGCGTCTTCTTCGGGTCGATAACTACTTCTGTAGTGCTGACAGATATTTCTTTAAGTTCTATATCTGGTAGTGCAACATCAACCGTTCCGCTCGTCACTGTGCTACCCTCGACTGTCTTTCCAGCTTTTAATTCTGGCGGATAACACAGCGTCTCTATCGCTCCCAGATAAGCCTGTGCGTTGTATGTTCCTAATGTTACATACTGTCGCCCTGCGTAATTTTGCTCAAGTACCGTTACGGTACTACCGTTATTAGCGATGATGATAGAAACGTGGCCATACTGTCCGGTTGCTAGAAAAGTATTGTGAGCTTTGATGTTTGCTAAAGCTCCAGCTTTTAGCTCGTTAGTCCCACGAGGTCGCACGACTGACCAACCAAAATTAGCCCATGCGTAATCAGTTCCGATGTAGGCTGCAGCCATACCGGCACCGACTTTGCCAGAAAAACCAGTTACACCGCCGCCAAGACCGGGGCCGCCTAATTTCATGGAATACCAAGCTGCCAAACCGTAACATTGACCATTGCCAACTGTCCGGCCTTGCAAACCTTTCATCTCGTTGATTACTGCTATCACCTTATCAGCCTTAACAACTTGTGTTATAGGCTGGCTAGGACTGCTTAATTGATTGTTAGGCTGCTTCCATAGGTCGTCTAGCTTGTCTAGGATATTACCATTAGAGCGATTGACGCCACCACGAATATCTCTCATGAGAGCGATATAGTGAGCATACCCAGCCGCCGCATAGTCATATAATGCACCGCCGACACGAAAAAGACCACGGGTATAGTCTTCAATGTTCTGCTTGCCTTTGACACCGTAGAATTTGCGCCCTCCGCTTGTCTGTTCAGCTAGCAGATAAGCATAGTCTTTCATAAAGTCGTCTACGCTTGCATAGTGAAAGTATGTTCCACCCTCATTAGCAGGTCTAGCGCTTCCTGTCGTGACCTTGACACCGCTTGGACGAGTCTGAGCCGAGCCCGACATACCAGACCAGTTATTATCAATTCTGGCCACGTTAGAAGCTCCCCAGAAGCTTTCAAGATAGAGTTGGCAAATCATACCAGATGGCAAAATGTTGTATTGCACACATAGATTTAGGATAGTTTGGACTATGCCTGCACTCATAGAATGCCCAGCATAGTTTAAACCGCCGCCAGTATATTTCTTGCCACTCGCCGCTTGTGTAGCTGATGGATTAGAAATCTTGGTCGTTGTTTCCTTGGTTTCTTCCTTGCGTCCGACCGGCTTGATAGCATTGTATAGTTGCGTCTTGTCAACGCTTCGCTTGATACTTCGCACATTCTTGCCGTACTTTAAGACAATGTCATTTCGCTTGCGTCCAACGCCTTGATTTTCTGTACTGTGAGCTTTGTAGACATTTAAAATAAAGCGGTCAAGCTGACTGTTTGATTTCAAGCGAGTTTCAAACTCAATTTCGGCATCGAAATTACGAGCCAGAGATATTAAGCGAGCAAGAGATGTTTCTTGCCCCTCCCACTGTAAGGTTCTGCGCTGGTCTGCTATCTCGTTGATGCCGAGTTCGACCTTAGATAGGCCAAGCGTGCCCCAAACATCCAAATACTCAGTAAAAGTCATTGCTTTAGGAGCTTTGTATGCCCCTTGATACTCGAGCATGAGTTCAAGACTGAGGTTTTCGCAGTAACACTTGATAATTTGCTCGTTTTCCTCAGTCTTCATCACATTAAAGAGATAAGAGCGTCCCTTGTACTTAAAGCTGACAAAAGCCCGCTCGTTGAGATGCTTATATGCTTGTTCAACGTATGTATCAGACTTAACTTTCTTTTTGAAAACTGAAAACTCAAAGACTGACGTCGCACTTTCAAGCGAGCGTGTCCACTTGTCATTGAAGAAATTCAAGGTGGTCTGCTTGTTATTATCGATAAAAGCAACCTTTTTCAAGGCGCTATCGTGGATTGTTAAAAGCATTATAGCCACCTTTCTTCAAATTCGATAGTTACTGTCGGCTTCTTCTTCGCCCAAGCAGACTGCAAGATTTCGATTTCGGACTTTCCGGGCGGAATAACCGGCCACAAAGAGCCATCGACCACTTGATCCAAGTCAGGGATGTTATTCAAAATCAAACTGTCATTTTCGCTATTGATAACGACTGTACTTCCTGCAGCATACCTGTTAGGCACGTCTTTAGTGCCATTAACAAAATCTTTTCGGTAGACAATGCTGTCGAGATACATGTGTGTTGGTATTGGCTTATCCCCAAAAGCTCCAATGGCAACATGGACTTTAACAGACTTCTTGCCAGCAATTTCTGGTATGGTAAACTCTGGGTGTGTGCCATACCAATGCACTTGCACCTTGTCATTTCTGCGGATAAGGTCACACCAACCGGTATCTTTAGTAAATGGATTTTCGCCTTGATTGTGAGTCGGCCAGAACGTCCATTGTTTGACTAATCTGTATCCACCGCTTCCGTTAGCGGCCAAGAAATTGTACTCAGTATTAAGTCCATTTCCTCGCTTAATGGTTTCGACGCCATAGAGGAATTCGCCATTTTCACCAGTAAATGAGATTTTGATAAAACCATACTGATTAGCTGGGTTAACCCAAAAGACTTGACGCCACCAAATATATTCGTTGATTGCCCCTCTCTCTCCGACACTGTCAGCAGGAATATCCCAAGTTAGAGAGCCTGCATGATTACCAAGAGGACCACTACCTCTATTTGCTAAAAATAAGTGAGGTCTTCCCCAAGCGCTTTGAATGGCTAGTGTCCCATTTAGGTTTTGGGCGTTATCGTTTAGGATTGCAACATTCTTCTGGCCTTCCGCAAGACCCTTGATAATACCCTCGCCAGTCACATAGTCCCAGAGGATTTCAGAGTGCTTATAAGGTACGATGTCAGCTTCTTCGATGCTTCCTGCTTCAAAAGCGAACCGCTCGCTCACAAGGCCGTAATAGCCGTTTTCGTCGTTAGCCTTAAACGTGATAATTGGATAAGCGTCTGCTGTTCCCTTGTTGTCAATAGCAAAAACCATCTTGCCTTGTTTTTCTTCGTAGTCCACCACTCGCTTGTAAGTCGTAGAGTGAGCCACACCGTCAGGGATGTAAAACTTGATAGTCGTTTCGTCGTACCAGTCAGTTATCCCCTCAAGCTCCATATCGCCCTTTACAAGAGCGTTAAAGTATCGGTTAGGGTATTTGCCTAGCGTCAGCTTCTTCGGCTCTGTAGCGTCAAATATGCCCGCTATACGCTCTTTTAACTCGTTGATGTCTCCTCGCTCGGCATCTGCCGGCTCGGTTGTGTCCACAAATCGAATATTTGCAACATCAAAAGAGGCCAAACTAACCTTGACCTCGATTTCTTTTGCTCCGACTTCGACTGCGGTAGCAATCGTGCCAATCCGAGATAATTTCTCGGTTTTGATTGACCGCTCATTCCCAATGTCAGATTTTACTTCTAGGACTTTGAGCAGACCGGAAAGGTCTACTCCGTTATATGTCATAGAATTTTCGGTCATACTCTCACCCCTTTCAGAATATTGCTGATATAGTCTCTGTCGCTTTGGTAACGGCTGAAATCATCGCCTGTCAAGCGTGCAAACTCTTGGCCGTTGACATTCAGCACGACTTCTCTATCTAAACTTTGTTTGATAGTGTTCAGTGCATCTTTGATAATGTCTAACTTTTGGTCTGATTGTTTGTTTTCCAACGTCAGAGAGCCGTTTAGGTTTGCTGTGTATCCGTGTTGCTTCAAGCCGTCGTCAAGCAAATCGCTGTAATCAAATTTGCCCTTGACATCGTATAGATTTTCTAAGGCTTCGTTTACATATTTCTGACTTCTGTCGATACCAACTGCGATACCTTGACCGATATAGATACCTACACGGTCACGGAAAAGCCGTGATGGTGAATGGATGTCTGCCGCTGCTCTAGCCGCTCTTTCTGCCTGTGAAACCAAAGCGTTTGCAGCTGATGTTACCGCTGGCAAGGCTGCAATCATACCACGAGCCAAACCGTTACCAATTTGAGTGCCGACGTTTACCATGTTTCGAGCGCCGATATTTCCGACACGTTGGACAGATAGTATGAGGTTGTTCATGGCTGCAGTTGCACCAGCGACACCAGAGCGGATACCGTTGATAACTCCACGAGATACGCCTTGCCCTGCTTGTTGCCCTGCTTGCGTCATTTGAATAGCGCTAGAACGGATAACCGTTACTATCACCAACATGCCAGATTGGACACTAGTAACTGCTCTAGCCATCGCACTAGCAATAACTGGCGCTAATGCGGAAAATCCTGCCGATAGAGCCGGTATAGCTGCTGCCACAGTCGAAAGCGCTACGGAAGCACCGACACTATTAGCTTGTACCATTGCCATTCCTTGGCCTAGTGCTTTCATGCCATTGCCAGCCGTTGCTATTCCTGCGCCGTTAGCAGCAATAGCACCAATTCCGGTTGCTACTGCCGCTAGACTAGCCGCCATATCTCCAAGATTTGTCTTGGTGATCATGACTACACCCTCGGCCATGAGTTTGAATCCTTTACCAGCATTCAAAGCAGCGTTTCCGATTGCGTCGAATATCCCAGAAATTCCGTCTAGTATATTTCTTACTGCTCCACCAAAACTTTCAATCACACCCTTAGCTCCGTCAAGCACGGTCTTGATAGACTCTCCCAAGCTCTTGAAGAGGTTAGCTATACTGTCAATGATTGGGCTTATTTGACTAACTAGCGTCGTGAAGGCTTCAACAATAGACTGCAAAACAGGAGCGAGTGCTTGAACCATTTCCGATACTGCTGGCATGAATGGCGATAGAGCTTGCACAATGCGAACAATAGCGTCTGCTACGATTTGAGCTATATTAGTAAATACATTCCCCACAATCTCAACGATAGGGGTTAATGCCGAGATAATAGCTGCCGCTCCCTCACTTAACGCTGTAATAACAGGTGGAAGAACCGAGATAATAGAACTTAGCGCTTGTCCTAAAGCTGTTACGAATGGCGCTGCTTGCCCTACTGCCGTTCCGACTGCTACAACCAAAGGAGACAACCCAGCAAGTGCTGATGTAACTGTTGGAAGAACCCCTGCAACTGTCACGATTGCTTGTGCAAATGCCCCAATAATAGCCGTAGCAACCGCAGAAAACGCTTGTCCTACTGCGCCAATGATTGCGCTTATTCCTTGACTTTGAGTCGCCAAAAGAGCAAACCCAGCAGCAATAATCGCAACGCCAGCGCCGATACCAACTGCAGCAATAGCTACCGATCCACCAAACGCTAGAATGTTAGCCACTCCTGCCGTTTTGAGTGCTGCTCCAAAAGCTTTTACTACAGGAGCGACGCCAGACAATGCCGCTTTGATACCTTGGCCGATACCCGTTGACGCAGCTTTAATCGCAGTTCCGCTTGATTTAATGACATTTGAAATCCCATTGAAAAGTTGTGTTATCGTGCTTCTAGTTCTACCTCCGCCCGCTTCGACATCTTTTTGAAATGCGCTAAAAGGGTTCAAGGACTTGATAAGTATCAGAGCCTGCATTCCTTTTCTTACAGCAAACATTGACACTGCGAAAGCTCCTATTGCTCCAGCTATACCTTGGATCACTCCTGGCGGAAGCGATGCTATGAAATTAGCCGCTGCTGTAGCAATTTGAGATAACCACTTCACAAGCGTTCCTAACGTACTTCCTAGCGTTTCTAGCACTCCTGTTGCCGTCAGACTGTTCCAGATGTTACCAAGCGCAGCAGATATACTCTGAACCGCTGTAGTAAACGCCGAAACAGCGCCTGTGTTAGAAAATGCCGTCCAGAAAGTCTGTATTTTCTGCGTTGTATCTGAGATAAAGGCTGATACATTGTTGATGATCTTAGTAAAATCAATCTTATCAAGCGCTTTTCCTAAACCGTCTGCGAGCTTATTGAAATCAACCTTGTCGAAAGCGTCTGACAAGGCATTTACCGCTTTAATTCCAAACTTGTTGAGCTGTTCAAACGCTGGCATGAGTTTGTTAGATAACGACTCTTTCATGCCGTCGATGGCTTGATCCACAGTCTTAAATTCCGTTGCCATTTTTTGAAAAGCGTCAGAATTACCAGCCTTATTTAAAGCATCGAAGAATTCCTCTGTATTGACTTTTCCGTCCTGTACAGCAGATACAAGCTCGGCTGTGCTCATGCCCATTTCTTTAGCTACTGCGGCCATACCAGCAGGCGCTTGTTCCATCATGATTTTAAAGTCCATCCAAGCGACTTTAGGCTTGCTTGCCATTTGTGTAGCCTGAGTGGACAAAGACTTCATCGCTTGCGCTGGGTTTTCTGCAGAAGCAGCTAGACCACCAAAGGCTTTTACTAAGCTGCCAACATTTTTAGTTCCCACAGCGTCAAGTTGTGAGTAAGTGCTGGCCATGTCAGACGCAGAGTAGATAGTCTTTGTCGCAAAGTCCTGCATTTCTTTCTTTGCTTGTGATATCGTTTCAGCAGAGCGACCAAAAGCCTGCAAGTTGCCCTCAAAGGTCTTCCAAGCCTTTTGCGCGCCGTTCAGTTCTCCGACCATTGAGCCAATGCCTGATGTGATTGAGCCAATACCAGAAGTCAAAGCAGAACTGAACAAGTTAGCGCCTAAAACAGATTTAAAAGTAGAGCCTACCTTGCTAGCCATGCTAGACAAGCCAGATACAGACCTTTCTGCCGCTCTAAAAGCACTAGAAAAGCCGCTATCTCTAGCTTTTAGAACCGCTTCGACTGTATAGCTCGAATTTGCCATTAATACACCTCCCCTCCGTTATAATTTTTCATTCGTTTAGCAATAGCGATTAAGTCGCTATTGACTGGTTTTGCGTAATTAGCACCCAAGACAGACTGTCTGCGCTTCGCTTCGTCGTAAAAGTCCGTAAATGTCTTATAGACATAGGCTTTGCCGTTCTTATCTGTTGCTTGGGCCGTTCTATTCAGATATGCTTGCAGATATAGTTCTTGCTCACGTTCTAATTGCTTCATGACATGCCCTCGTTTTCGGAGCTTGTACTCTGCAATCGTCATTCTTCTTGCTACATCGTAGTCCGTAACGCCAAACAATCCGAATATCGTTGCAAGCATGTCCTCGTATACCTGTTTAGATGTCGATATGACAGTCTTTACAGGTTCATTTCCTTGAGGACTTTGTTCACTTTCAATCTTGTCACCGGCGATTTCTTCAAGCTCGCTAAAAAATCATCAAACACTTTCTCGAGGTTGTCGCCTTGAGTTTCGATCCACGCTTCAATATCTGTGCTTTTTAGCAGAGAGCGCTCCGTTGCTGTTGCTGCTTGGATGATATCTGCGATAACAACCGGATTGAAGTCTTTTAGATAAACAACGGCTGATTGCAAGCCCATACCGAAGCTTACGCCATTCCCTTTGATTTCATAGCGCTTGTCCATTTCACGGATAAAGTCAATGCCAAAGTGTAAGTCATATTTCTTGCCGTTGATTTCAATTTGTTTCATTTCTTTGTATTCTCCTTAAAAATAAAAAGGGGCTAGATGCCCCAAAGTTTGATTACAGCTCTTGAGTAGTGTCCTTGAATGCGTACTGTACAGCCTTTTGCTGTTCTTCTGTCAAGGTCGCATATCCGTCTACTGGCTTGCCGTCAATCTTCATTTCTGTTGAGATTGTGATCAAGTCTTCGACGTTCGCAGGAAGTTCCCAGCTAGACAGAGAGCCTTGCATATACTTAGCAGGGTATTTGTCTGCTTGCTTAGTACCAGCAAGGTCAATTTCCCAAACTTCAAGCTTGAAGCCCTCAGAAACTGATTGCTCAAGCAATTTGTTCAAGTCATCACGGCTTGAAACTGCTTCGATTTCAAGTGTTACTTCCAGACCGCCATCGCTGTTGATAGCCCCGTCTTTCGTCTTCTTCGTGTCGTTTGAGCGCTCATATTTCAGTTTATGCTCAATCTGGAAAGCCAACTTAGCAGCGGCTTTCTTTTCGCCTAGTTTGCGGAACATCAAAATTTTATCTTTTCCGTACATGTTTATCATTTTCCTTTCTTAGTTAAATTTGAACTTTAGATCAAGAATGCCATGATAAAGCAATTCTTGAGTTGAATTATCTTTGGTAATTTGCGTTGGACTCGTTAAGTCCATAGACCACCTAGTGCCATTTATAAGCTTAATCGTCGAATACTCAGCCATGAGCTTGCCTATCCAGTCAGACACCAGTTTTCTATCGTCTACACGCCCCCAGACATCGACACGAGCTGATACCTCACCGATCAGATACGACTTAGTCGCTTGTGGGATAATCTGCGTATACGACACGACCATAAACGGATAAGGCGTTCCATCTTCTGGCAGATACGGATAAGCAGTCAATCCAAGAGCGTTGGAGCGCTTGATAAGCTCGTCATGCAACTGTTGGTCTGGTTGTTTATTTAACAATGCCTGCCCTCCTTAAATCTGCGATAAATCTTGGTTGGACTACATCAAAAGCCGGTTTCATAAATGGTTGTGCGTTCATTTTCCGTGTACCGACTTCCAAATAAGCAGCGTAGTCTGTGCCAGCTTCCACCTTTGCTTCAAATCCGCCATCTTGCATTTCAAGAGTGATTTTGCGCTTCGTTGCGCCTGTTGCATAGCCTTTAGTAAAGACAGCATTCCTTTTTGCGGTTCTTTGCAATTCTGCGCCATATTTTTTGACAATGGCTTTATGTGCTTCCATGTTAGCGGCAGTTTGCAAGGCTTTTCTCAATGGTGCATCTCCGTTGATGCGTAAAGTTCCGTCAAACCCCATTTTTTACCTCGCTAACATAGAAAACAGTCATACCGTTCGTATGCTCTGGCGTTCGCACGATGTTATAAGGCTTTCCGTCAATCAAAAGGCTAGCAATATTTCCTTTTATGCGTCTAACTCTCACTACCTTGGTGGCTTCTTTTAACTTGTCACCTAAGAGGTTTTGGAGCTGTGCACTTACCGGCCCGATATTAGCAGGTACGACCTTTTCAGTCGTTTCACCGCCTACCATTTTGCCCAAATCAGCGTCATACCTTGGTTTTTGCTCGCTTTTAATAACAAGCTTGCATCGTTTGTCAAATCTCATAGCATCTTAAACCCCGCTTGAAAACTACCAGCAAAGTTGCGTCTGATTACAGCGTCATAGACTGCAAAGTCGTCTAAGTCAAAGGACATACTCAAACCCTCTACGCTTTGAGAGGATAAGCCCTCAGAGCCTAGCTTGTTAAAGCGTTTAACCACAACCTCTACGATGATATAGTTCAGCTTATCTGGTATATCGTCTTGTTTTGAATAGGCCTTGAAGTGCGCTTCTGTGAGATTTTGGATAATTGACAAGAGATTATCTTGCAAGTTATCCTCAATTCCTAGCAAAGCTTTTACTTGCTCAATAATCGTCATGATCTTATCCCTCCAATGCGTCAATTAGGCTTGCTTTATCAAGCCCAGAATAGCCCGTCACGCCGTTTTCTTTGGCAATCCCTCGTAACTCCTGCACCGTCATATCAGACAGCGCAGAGGGGCTTTCTGCCACCTCTACGACTGGCTCAGGAGCTTGTGGGTAGTGCCTACGCAGCAACATACCCATTAAGCACCTCCGAATTTAACAACCTTAGTTGGATCGTACAGATAAACGCCGTAGTGTTCGTCACCTGTGATGACTGTTGTCTTCTTCAAGATGTCACGGTCTGTTTCGATAGCAACATCACGCTTGAGGTTGATAACAAATGCGCCGTATTTAGCAACATCAGTCGTGTCATTTGCGGTTGGTGATACTTTAACCAAGAAGCCTTTGCCCTTTTCAACTTTCTTAGTGCGGACGATTTGCACACCGTGAGTTTCGCCAAAAGTACCGGACACCACTGTATTAGCTCCGATTTCAGAGCCAGATAGCCAGTTCTTGATTGTGTCAGCTCGCAAGTCGATTGCATCAGCAGGATTGATAAGAGCGACATAGTTTGCGTCTTCTTCGTCGTCAAATACTGCCAAAGCTTTATCCAACGCTGCTCCAGTTGTAGGGGCTTCTGTGACGAATTGAGTTGCTTTCTTAGCTTCTTCAATCAAATCGTTGTCAACTTTGTTAGCCAAAGCAAGAGCGATTTGTTGTGTTGCTTGACCGATTGGATCGCCGTAACCAGACAAGACAGCTTCATCTGTCAGCTCGATACCTTTACCAGCTTTCTTGATAGTCATAGTAGACTTAGCAGTTGTCAGTTGGTCTGGCTCGATTGCTACGCCCTCAGCGATATCTTTGGCATCTCCACTATCAGTGGATATTCGTTATAGGTCGTTAATCTATAACCGTTCTCTTATGAACTGCTGTACGTTTCCGTACAGATTAGACTATATCATCATCTCTAAAAAAATAGAGAGCTCCGCTTTTCCACCCACTTGGGTGTACTCTACTCCATTCAAAAAGAACCAAGCGATATACTAGGCTCTTTTTGTGTTTCGATAGTCGTTGAGGTTTTTTATAAAAGCATCAAGTTCTCTTTCTGCTTTGTCATTCCTAATCCACCAATAAGGTATTCTTAAAAGTGGTATCTTTTTGTTTTTACAGTAATTGTTTTTTATTTCGTCATTCTCTTTGATATAAGAAAAGTTATCGTGTCCCCAATGCTTGCTACTGTTTTCAAAATGTTGTGCGCCGTCAAATTCGATTAGCGCTATTTTACCGTTTATAAAAATAGCAAAATCGAAAGGCAACGGGTAAATTCTTCTACAATCATCAAAGCTATATTGTGGTTTATACTCAATATTAGCTTTATCAAGATAAGAACTTACAAAACGTTCTCCTTTTGATTTTATACAATTCGGACATCGTTCAGAACGTAGCAAATCTTTTGGGATGGTTTCCCAAGTATAACCACACTCTAAATGCGTGACTGAAATTTTATCAAGAGTGGTGGTGTATCTATCGTTTATGCGATACTTCCCTGGATATTTCTTTTCGATAAGCTCTTCAAATTCTTTTGAAGTCCTATGTCCAGAACATTTTGGACATCCGCTACCTTTTAGGATATTCCCTATTCTCGCTTCGTAAATATGCCCACACGATTTATTTTTAACCGTTATCTTGTTTCTAAAACCTGTGTACTCACTCAAAACTTCGTAACCAAGTTCTTCGATTTGCTTAATGTTTTTACTCTTGACACCGGTTATTTTTGCTTTGCTAATAGTTTTGCCTTTACAAAGACCGCATCCTCTACCTCCAAGAAGTTTAGCTGGGCTTATAAAACATTCGTGTCCACAATCAAACTTTACTTTGATTTTTTCATGGTAGCTTTTATATTCTTCTATCGGAATCGCATTGATATTTTTATCTTTTAATTCTTGTAAAAATTCTTTATTCGTTTTCTTTCTTGTCATAGTATCATTATATCATAAAATCATACTTTTGACAATGTATGTTAATTTAGGAATAGTAAAAAACCTGCTGATTGTCCAATCTTAAACATTTTTACACTTTGGTAGTTTAAGCTCTAAGGAGTTCCCAGCATTTAACGGAGTTTTTTTCTGTCAATCACTTGACAGGGGTGCATAGTGTTTACACCCATTTTGGCACTGTGATAGTGCTTCCTGGTTGTCCTACAAGCTCCCGTTCAACGTATGCGAGCGGCGTGAATTTAATCATTTTAGGAAGTTTAGCCGATACCATGTCAGCCATTACTTCGGGGTTAATCATTTGTGCAAGTTGTGTTTGTGTCATTTATTTTTATCCTTTCAGTTGTGCATATAGTTCTGGGTTACTCTGCAATAACTCGTTGCGGTCTTTGTACCCCATGCGGTCAAATTGTTCTTTGGTGATTGCTCCTGTAGTTGATTGCTCAACCTTGCGAGGAGTTTTCCCTTTCAACATCTCTTTGACCTTGTTATCTGCTAGTTGGTTGACCAACTCTGCAAAGCCATTTACAGCTTCCTGCGTGCACTCTGCGTCGTCTTTCACGACCAAGGCAAGGATTTCATCACTTGCAGCAATGCCACTCTCAGAAAGCATTTTAGAAGCTTCTTTCTCAAGACCACTGCGATTGATTTTTGCTTCGAGTTCTGCAATGTACGCAGCTTGTTTTTTAGCTTCATACTCCGCTTTCTCGTCAGCGTTCATCTTCCGCAATCGTTCTGCTTCGTCAATCTTGGCTTGGTATTCTTTTTCAGCCGAACGCTTAGCCTTTGCCTTTTCCTTTTTGACAATCTCATCTAGTTCGGCTTGCGTGAATGTCTTTTCGGTAGTTTCTGCCTGTTCTTGAGTGCTAGCTTCTTCAATCACTTCTTCAACTACTTCATCTTTGATTTCTTCTGCCACTTTTGGCTACCTCCCTTTTAAGTCCTGAGTGGACTGATAACCTTGGCTTTTAACGTCTTCAAAGTTCGGACAAAAAGAAAACCAGTCAATTCGACTGGTTTGATGTTATGCAACTAAGTAGCAGTCTATTCCTGCCAGTCAAGATGTTGGATCACCTCCTAATCTGTAAAACCTAGTAATGACATATTCTGCTTTTGACCTCCTATTCCAAAAATTTGTCTATTAATTTCCTTGAGTTTGCGCTTTTCTTAATCAAGCGCTCATATTCTTTTTCGGACATAGAGAAATGAGCCGCCGTTGCGCATCGGCAAAAGGGGTGCATCGGAGCAGCATTCTCCCCTGGCAGCATATCGGCTACTTTAAAGTATTTACCGTCTAAAGGCTTGCATATATCACACGCTTTCGGCTCTGCGATAAACTCGTATTCGTCGTAACCGTTAGCAATGTATGACTGCCTTTCAGCTTCCGTAGCAATCCTAGCGCCCTCTGTTACTGCTAAGCGCTTAGCTTCATGAGCTGACACATCAAACTCTTTTTTGATTTTCGGTATCATGGTCGTTGGATTCTTGCCTTTCAGCAGATATTCTTCCGTCAGGCGAGCGACTATCTGCCTTAAATCATCTTGTCGTTCCCAAATCCTATCAGACCATTTCACGCCCTTAAATGGCGTGTTTAATACCGCTTGAGCTGCTTTCTCAATCTCGCTTGCAGACAACACAGATTTGCCGAGCAAGCCCGACTGTGCCTTTAGCGTTTCTGTGTATTCCTCATTCAAAAATCGTTCTGAAAGCTTGTGTTCAGAGTTCCCAAGAGCAAGCATTTCTAAATCAAGCTGATACTGCAGCAATTCCAGTCTTGACATCTTCATTTTCAGATTGTAAAGCTCAAGTTCTGCGTTGGCTTTTGGTGAAAAATCTTTTTCTTCAACATACCGCTTAGCCTTTTCCTCAAAAGCTTTGACATCTAGTTCGTCAACTCTGGCTTTCACCTCTGATATTGGCAGGCCATTCTTGTCTGCATAGCGCTGCTCAAAGGCTCTGATTTCCTTTTCTAGCTCTCTAAAATGATAGTCGTACAATCTAGTCATTTCATCGCTCAAAGTCGTGTCACGGCTTAATCTCGCCCTCTGCTCAGCTTCTATGCGTCGCTTCCAGTAATCACTCGACATTAGCAATCACTTCCTCGCTGTCGTCTTGTAGGTCTTTGTCTGCAAAGCGTTCGTTTTGCGCAATTTTTCTAGATAGCAAGCTGGAACTTTCTTCTTCATCGTCCATCTTCTCAATCTCTTGTTTCGGATTGTCAACGATAGACAAGACAGATAGCTTGGTTTCGTTCGATACTTGACCGGAAAGTTGCGATACAATTTGCGCTTCTTCTAAGATATTTCGTGGCACGTTGCGTGTAAATTGATACTTAATATCAACCCAGCCATCGCTTGGCACGGCCGCCATTGGAACGCCGAACACGATTTCATATAGACGATTAAATGCCGACTGCATTTTGCGGTCTTTCATCTTGGCTAGGTTGTCCATTGCTTGCAACTTAAACGCTAGAGCAGTACCAGACGCATTGCCGAAATCTTCCTCTGACAGATTAGCGACCATGGAAACAGCAAAGATAGAATCTTTCAACAGTTTGATTAGGTTTTCTTGCGTCGTATCCGAGTTTGGTTTTTCCAAGAATCCAACATCTGGCAAAGGCCCGTCAGAGCCATTCTTCCACAAGTTAAAGATACGATTTTCCCTAATCTGCGTCGCCATATCTTCTTTAAGCTCTACACCTACGATTTTAAGATAAGCGTCTGCGAAGTAGTCAACATCATTGGCTTTCTCGCTCGCTGCCTTGTTTAATGCGTTGATTAGCGTTTTAACGCTATCAAATATGCCTTGCCGTTCCTCATTTTCGATTAGCTCAACGACAGGAAGTTTGCCATAGACATGATTGTTACGCTCGATAAACCGAACACCACCACCTAACTGAAATGTCGCTTCAATTACTTCGTTATCAGTAATGACTTGTCCATAACCTGTTGGGTCATTATCATTAAACGCATATCTAACAGCAAACAAAGGCTTTTCCTCAATGCTGTTATCATGCACGATAAACATATTGATTGGGCTGTTATATGTTGCTCTCGTATTCCCAGCTTCGTCTTGATAGACATATAGAAACGAATGACCGAATACATCGGCTAGCTTAGCAAGCTCGAACTCGCTATCTTCCATGTCGTTTAACTTGCGGAAATCACTGATAAACTCTGCCACACTGTCGTTATCGTGTGTCACTTTGACCGGCACACCGATTTGATATCCGCTAAAAGTATCAACGATATACTTCGCATAGTTGATTACAAGCCGATTATCTGGCTTCCAAATTTCTTTTCGACTACCTCCCAATATCTTATGCTTTGACATATACATATCTTCGTTTTCGATATAACCTGTCAGCAAGTGCGACCTATGCAGTTGCACAGCTTCTGACACTAAGTCTTGCGTCACTTCGTTTGCTGTCGTAGTCAATAACTTTCGCTTGTTTAGATTGACTTGCGCCATTAAAACCCTCCCTTGAATACTTTGATTTTGCTTCCCATATCTGCGACTTTGGAATATATCGCATACCGGACACTATCCAGTACATCGTCATGTTCTTTAAACGGTTCTCCCGTTCTTTCATTCCAGATATACTGATAGATTTCATCTTTGAAATTGTTCACCTTATCTTTCACAACATAAAAAAGCCCTAGCTTCATGCGCTTAGCCACTTCTTCTATGCCAGACAAAACAGACTTGTTTGCGTTTCTGCAGTCGATGCCCTCACGCTGAAATCTTGCAACGTGTTCCGGTCGTGCGCTATCAGCCCAGAATGGAATATTCCCATATCTTGACTTAATATCAAGCGCTATCTGCACCCAGAAATCAATCTCTTTATGCCGATGTGAATGTTCTTCTAACAGATACGTTCTGCCGTCTGATGTTTCGCCCAGCACCACGATAGAGCCTAAGTGCTCATAACCCCAGTCAACACCTGCATAATAGCTTGTAATCTCGCTTGTAGGCACTTCTTCGCTAGTGACATACATCTTATCGCTAAAGTCACGATATACAACGCCCTCACCCGTCACCCAAAGACCTAGAATGTCACGGTCGTAGAACACACCGGCCGGCGTCGTTTGTTTGATGTTTCTGCGGTATCGCTCTGAAAGAAACGTGTTATCGTCTAGCTCAAAGTGAAAGTCGATAATCATATCATCATCAGACGCTATATAATCCTTTCTAAGCCAGTGTGTCGGAATATCTGGGTTACTATCCCAGACCACCCTTGCACCCTCGCCAGAACAGCGAGAAATGATTTCTTTAAAGACTGTTTCGTTTGCTAGTGACGCTTCGTTTACATACGCACCAAAAGCCGTGAAACCTCTGGCACGTTGCAAGCCACTAATAGATCCAGTATAGACTTGAACCACTTTAACACCTTGAAAGACGAAAGCTCCGTGCTTGTCATACTTTGGAGTGAAGCCGTATTTATTGAAAAGCTCTTGCAGTATGTTGTTTTGGATAGATGTTGAAGATGTACCGGCCAAGATATAGATAGGCTCGTCAATGCCTAGCTTATCTGCTATCTTTCGCACTCTGACTAACTCACCGATAAATGTATCATTGTTGACTACTGTCTTTCCGGCACGTTTAGCGCCATGTAAGCCGCAAATAAACCAGTCTTTCGACCAGATACGCTTTAGGACTTGTTGTTGTTTTGGCGTGTATAGAGCGTCTAATTTAGCCATCTAAGACCTCCTGCACAGCTTCGATGTAACTTGATAGCTTTTCATCGATGGTTAGATCGCCGCCGATTTGCGCTTTCAGCTTCTCGATTTCAAGCTCCATCTTCTCAGCTTGCTTAGCAGTCGGATAGCGTTTCAAGATTTCCTGTATCGCCTTGATAACCGTTGCATTGTCAGCTTTCTTCGTCACTCTATCGACTTCACCAGTCACTGGGTTCATCATCAAGACTTCTTCATCACGCTTGCCCCTTGCGATGTCTGACAAGATACTCAAAGCTTCCCTGGCACTCATGATGTTATGCTCTTGCATTTCAATCATTCTAGCGTCGATATAAGCCTTGATTTCAAGTTTTTTCAAGTTCTGGCCTGCTATACGCCCTGCCGTCTTTTCGCTATATCCCGCCTTAATAGCAGCCTGCGTCGCATTGCCAGTAGCGATGTACTCGTCTGCGAACTTCTGCTGTCTAACGTTTAACTTGCTGATTTTCCATCACCTCTTTTCATTTTTAGGCAAAAATAAAGACAGTCTCACCGACTGTCAGAGTTATAAAAGCCGTTCAGGACTCGAACCTGCGCTCTCGCAGCACCGTGCTACGACTTCCCAGAAAAATTAAATAGGAGTTTAATAAAATAGAAAAAGTTTCATTCGGCAGACTGTTGCTAATCTGCCTAAAGACGATACCGGAATTGAACCGGTTGACTTCCCTAATTCGTGTGGCCATATGGGCCAACAGCCTTTGACAACTGCTAGCCCAAAATCATAGGAGTAACGTATGGAAAAAGTTTAAAAATCCATCTGTCAATTTCTTGACAATACTATTATAACACTATCAAAAGCCAGTATTTACCGCCTTTTTACCGCTTTTTTACCGCTTTTCGCAAACTAAAGCAGAATTGCGGTACTGCTCTGCAAAAGCTAGTAAGGCGCAATCTAATAGTTCCTGATAGCGTGTTTTTTCTATACCTAATTCGGAATAGATGACATAAGCCGGTTCTGGCAATGTTTTTAGAAAGCGAGAATATAAGATAAAGCGATAAGTTGGATTGTATAACCTTGATACCGCTTGCTCTATTTCTTCTAATTCTGCCATTGCGTCCACTCTGCGGATCGCCAGATTTTCAACCGGTCTACTTGGACCGTTGCTTGCTCTTGTCTCAAACGTAAACTCTTGCGTGACTTTCTGCAGGGCTTCGTCGCAAGCTATCTCTCTCCATCTTGGATACTCCCCTAATTTTTTCTTTGCTCTTTTGATAGTCACTTTCTCATTAACTTCTGGCAGCAAAGGAACTTCGCCCATCCTATCCACTCTTTCACCTCCTTTTTAAATTCCAAAAGACCTTTCTAGATACATTTCACGCTTCAATCTGCGTTTTAGCTTCCGTTGACGCTCCGCTTCGCTGTCGCATGTTACCCCCCCCTCAATTTTCGAATTGTCGTCGATGTAATCTTGCGCAACTTTTAGCCAGCGCTTATCAACTGTCTTGCAGTCCATTTTCTCACGTAAGCAAGTGATAAGAAACTCTCTGTCAAACAAGCTGTCTAGCTTAATCATCAGTCGAACTGGCGGAAAGCGTCCTGCTCTTTCGTCGCTATTAAGTCTAGTCCTGTCAGAGTTCAGCTTTGCACCCTCAAACCCTAACTGTGCCATCATTTCTTTCTTCGTGCCGAAAGTTTTGGTCTTTTCGGCTAAAATTCTGTAAAATTTTTGGACATTGTTTTCAGTCATGACTATACCTCGTTAATCTCTCATAAATTTTGGAATATTGCCATGATATTCCTGATACATAAAATATTTAGCGCAGCATTCATTGTGATCATAATTTCTGTTAATTTTAAGCTTTCGTTTTAGTGTTCTTTTGTATTTTTTGGGGCAGTGCATAAAGAAATCTTCATCATTTGTAGAAAACCAAGCGATAAAATATCGATATGAATATTTAAAGTGTTTCTTTTTTTGTCTAAGGTTCATCTTCCAACTCCTTGATTTTCTCTTCTAAATTGCGGATATTCTCACGCATCCGTTCCCTGCGTCTGGTTGCCGCTCCATGGCCGAAAGAGGATATAACTTCTTTTTCCGCCTGTTTGTCTGCTAGTCGATTTCTGCAGCGCTCAAGACTTATTTTGTAAGCCTCTAGATCTGACTTCGTCATACTGTCACCTGCTCAATCTATGACTTTCTAGTCCGTCCTTGAAATCAATCATTTCAACGAAGTAGCGACCAATCATGATTGCGTCTGCTTCGTCGTCCTTGACTTGTTTCTGATAGAGTTGGCTAACTAAGCTGATGGCCTGCTGTTTCAGCTCTTTCTTCCCTCGGCCCTTGATAGCACTGTACTTGCGCCAGGTTGAGACATTGACAAAATAAACATCATCGGCTATCAGTTTCCCTAGAATGATTCCTGTTGCAATACCAATCTTAATGACTGATTGCTGATTGACACCTCCGACGTTGTTCTTTTCAATGACAATGGACTCAAAGGTTTTTTCTAGCTCCTTAATTGTCCGCAGCTGGACTTTTCGCAACTCTGAGGCCATAACTAGAGCTCGCTCTAAAAAGCTGCCCTTGGCCTTGATCACCCCGCTTTCTACAAGCTGTGAGCCGTCAAAAACGGCCCAACCTGTAGCGCTCGTGCTTGCGTCAATGGATAGTATTAGACTCATTCCACAACTCCCATCACACCTGTCATTTCAAACAGGTTTTTCTTGTTATCGTTGACAAAATCAAAGAACTTCATGATTTCTGCAACTTCTTTTTTGTGCGTGTTTGCTTGGCCTGATGATGTAAGAGACAATTTTTGCTTAGGTTTTGCATATAATGCCAGTTCAAAGACAGGCTCAAAGATGTCACCGCTCTCGTCAAGGCCGACATCTTGGTCTTGATGTGCAAATTCCACTTCAATATCCCAAGGCAGACTTGTAGTAACTTCGATTGTACGATTTTGACGCTCAATCAGCGCTTCGATGTTTTCTGTAACTTTTATCTTGTGCATGTAATTTTCCTTTCTAATCATGCGTTTTCGGCTCAATGTTTAGTGTTAATTTCATCCTAGCTCCCTTGCTATCGCTTCGATCACATTGACTGTTACGCTATTACCAGCTTGTTTGTATAGTTGGCTATTACTATTCACCTCTTTCGCCCTGTCAAACGCCCAATCTGGAAAACCTTGCAGTCTCCAACATTCTCGAGGTGTCAGCTTGCGAATGCGGTAACCATCAGTCACTCCAAAGCTGCCAGTTCGTACAGTGCTACCTCCCCCACTAGATGTTAAAGTCCCAACCTCGTCTTTCACTATTTTGTTGTAAAAGTCTACAATTTTGACTAGGTTATTTTCTGGATAGCTGTTACTCGTTATAGTAGGAGCGATGTCATGTTCTCCCCCTTTGTTATATCCGTGGCCACGCTGGATGATTTTTCTTTCTGATGTTAAGACTGGTATAGCAACTTGTTTAGGTTCTTTATAGTCTCTTGCGCATAAAGTGCCGCTTAATCCCTCTGAGCTATAAACTACGCTGCTTGTTCCATGAGCTGAACCATTTGGATTTTTTGTGTTGCCGACAATGTCTATTTCTGGCTGTTCACTATCAAATTTTGAACTTTCTCCTCTGAAAGGAAAAACTCCTCTGGTACCTGCTCCTCTAAGATGTCCGATAATGAACACACGCTCCCTGTTTTGGGGGACTCCAAAGTTTTTGCTGTTAAGCACTTGCCATTCAGCGTCATACCCCAATTCATCCAAGGCTGAGAGGATGGTCTCGAATGTATCCCCCCCGTCATGGTTGAGGAGTCCTTTGACGTTCTCAAGGAATAGCAAGCGAGGTCTGAGAATAGATGCGAACCGTGCGATTTCAAAAAACAAAGTTCCTCGAGTATCTTCAAATCCTTGCCGCTTTCCCGCAATGCTGAAAGCCTGGCACGGAAATCCTCCGCAGATAACGTCAACTCGTCCAATTCCTCGAACAGTGTCGTCTGATACTGCTGTGATGTCATGCAGTTCAATTTCTCCTTTCGTATCGTGTATAGCTTTGTAGGACATGCGAGCAAACTTATCTATTTCACAAAAACCTACACATTCATGGCCAGCAGCTTCCATACCAAGACGAAAACCGCCGATACCTGCGAATAAATCTAAAAATTTCATAATCTAATCAAAATCCACCAGCCAATTTGTTGTGAGCATGGCTTGGCTGGTGAAATCCTTTACGTCATCCGTCCAAGTCTGACGCTTAATTCTAGTTCGCTTTTTACGTGGTTCACGGCACGTTGTTTTGTTTATTTTTCAGTTTCTTTGTAAATAACCATAGCTGCACACCGTTCTTCAAAGCCGTACTTTGTTTCAGCTATAGCATTTTGGAATTTAATATCAATCAGTTCAACCTCGGGATTTTTCCTGAAAAAGTGATTTATATCCCATTCCAAGCCATTGATAGCATTTTCTCTAAATACTTTTACTTGGATCATGCTTTCTTCATCCCCTCAACTGTTTCAAATTCGATATAATGAGTATCTAGCCACTCTTTAAACGCATTTGCTTGCTCTAAATCCAGCCAGAACTTGATAGTCGTCACATACTTAGCCGTATTGCCGTCTGTTTTCGCCTGTTCTGCATTTTTTTCTTGTCCGAGGGTGTTTGCACCGCCCTCGATTATCTCGCCCGTGTCAGCGTCGTATGCCTTAATATGAGCTTGCGCATTTTCTTGAGCTAATCGCTCAATTTCTGCTTTGCGTTCTTCTTCGGCTTTTGCTTTCGCTTCCTGTTGCTGTTTAAAGAGTTTTGCAGACTCAATGTCTTTGTTAATGTTGTTCAGCACTTCTGCAAGCGTCAAGCCGCTTTCGTAAGCTCTGATATACGTTGCAGGCCCTAGACCGTTGTTAGCACATTGAGCACTAATAGCTGCTATGTCTTGGTCTTTCTGGTTTTGCTTGTTCAACTCGTCCATAACGATAGCTTCAAGCTCTGTTTCTGTTTTCTTTAAGAGCGTAAAGCTATCTTTCTTGAATTGTGTAGCTTTCGTGTACTCGTCCAAGTATTGCTCAAAGACTTCTGGATTGAGATTGCCCTCTGCTGCTTTTTCAGCGAACCACTTGCGGACTGTGTCTTTCCGTAGCGCCTTTTGGTTTTCTTCATATCCGTCAATTTGACGCTTGAGTTCGTCAATCAAGCCTTTTAGTTTGCTGTAAGGCGCTTTGTACGCTTTTTCAAATTCAGCATAAGGCTCATTGATTGCCCCCTTGATTTCTTTTCGTCGATCTTCTAGGCTCTTGCTTAGCTTGTTCAAGTCTGTTCGTGCTTGCTTGACTTCTTCAATCGAATCAACTTCAAGGTCAAATGTTCCGTATTTGGCGATAGCTTGTTCAATGCCTGCTTCAAATGCCGCGAAGTCGCTGAATGCGACCTTGGCCGGCTCGAAAGTAATTTCAATATTGTCTAATTGATTGATTTTTTCAGCTTCTTTCATTCTTCACTCCTCGCTTTAGCTAAAAGGTAACTCGATTTGTTCCGCTTCTGCCTCTGTTCGAGCTTCCGCTTCTTCAAAAGCTTTCTGCAGTTCTGCTTCACGGTTTCGCTCCGCTTCTTCTTGCTTCATTTGCTCGATTTCCTGCATTTTGCGTGCTCGGACTTCTTCTTGCGATTCTTGCGGCGTCACATCGATAGGCGTTGCCTGTCCCATTTCGTCACTAGTGTATAGGCCACCAACATTTTCACTAAATGCTTCACGGAAAGCTGATACGATGGCTACTTTACGGATCATCAACGCCGGCGCTTTAGCCCACATTGATTTTCCTGTATTGTATGCTGATAGGTCGGCATCCGCTGTAATTGGCCGTGACCGGTCTTTGCGATATACCTTGCACCAACCACCCAGTAAGGTAGCCGATTTTGGTTTGATTGTTCCCTCAATCTGCTTGATTTCACCGTTTTCGGTTTCGATAACAATTCCTGCATCAAATCCGTCAAACTGGTCATTTTGTTCCGCTCGCTTCATGAAAGCGTCTTTTGAAACCACAATCTGCGCAGGGTTTGTGCCGTACTTGATGAAGTAAACCTCTTTCGTGAATGGATTGAGATTGCGTTCTTTGCAAGTTGCGATAAAGTAAGCTAATTCTTCATTGCTTGCTTTGCCTTGAGGATCTAGATACTGCCGAACAATGTTCGCAGTAAGTTGCTGCGGATTTGTCAAGAAATCCCCTTTGTGTTCTGTGATTTGATTTGTCATGTTGTTACTCCTTAATTCTACATCTGCAGTTATTGCTTATATTTTCGCTTCTAAGCCATTTTATTGTTTGAGTGGCACAATTATACTCTCGATAGTTTAAAATCGATTGTGCGCCATTATGTGGCTTCCTAGGCATATATACGCTATAAGTCATCACCGACATATAGCCATTGACCGCCAGAGAAGATAAAACATTCTTCTTTTGGCTCTGGTTGCTCTGGTTCTGTCGTTAGCCAACGGTCATAATCAAATGGTTCAATCATCGCCAACCTCGCTATACTTCATCCAAAGTCGCCAAAGTTCTTTGACAAATTTCACTGCGTCATGTCGTTTGTACCAACGAAGCTTGTTTCGTTCGTTAGGTGTGACATGATATAGCAGTGTTGTTTCAAGTTCTGGTATTGTCATAGTTCCACCTCCCAAGTAAATACTCCGCCGGCATTGTGTAGACTTTCCATTTCTCGCAATTTCCAGTAGCAGACATCGCCGCTGACTTTCATCAGTCTATTAACAAGCATGTCTGACAGCTCGTAGTATTTGTCACTAAACACTGCCACCATTTCAAAATTGCTCATTTCTGGTTTTAAGACACTTTTTCTTTTTTTCATATCCTCCTCCTGCTTTCTGTATCTGTCTTAAATCTAAATACATTGTCCTTTCCGGCAAGTATGCGATCTAGCAAGCTAGGCTCATACAGTTGTTTTAACTGTTCGCCTGCGTAATTCGTTGTAATAATCGTGTTTGTTCTTCCCTCAAGCAGCCGATATAAAACTGACTGCGCCCAACTGCTGCCCTCTCGAATAGAATTTCCGACATTCGACTCTTTCCCAAGGTCATCTAATACCAAGAAATCAACTTCTTGCAGAAACTTGATTGTCGCTCGTTCTTCCCACTTCGCACCTTTGAGGTTAAACGCTTCTTTCATTCGCATGAAAAGTTCAGATACTGGCATATAGACCACTGATTTCTTTTCTCCGATTTTTTGAAAGCCCTCATTGAGCGACTTTGCCATGCCTAATGCCAGGTGACTTTTACCGACGCCTGGAGGCCCTTGTAAAATCACATTACCCTCATAGCGCCCTTTGAAATAGTCTGTCGCAAATCGTTTGACGAAGTTAACTGCTTCTGCGTCCTGTTCTGTGTGTATTTCGTAATTTCCAATAGTCGCATTGGCTATCTTGGGAGATACGATTGACTCTCTCTCAAAGACTGCATAGCTTTTGAAATTTCTGATTTGCGCTTCCGCTTCTGCTCCTGCTTTGGCAATATCCCTGTTAATCAGTTCTTGACCGCATTCTGGGCAAAACTCTGATACATTGCCTGTGCATGGGTTTTTAGTCCGTATCATTAAAACTGTTGGGTGCTTTTGACATCGCTTATCAATAGCATGCGTGTTAGCGTAGTAGGCTGCTCTTAGGTCTTTAATACTTCTAACTTCTTCTGCCATACTAAATACCTAGCTTTGGATCGTAGCCGTCATCTAGCATTGTGATTTCTCCAGACTTCCCACGAGGTTTTACACGATTTCTCACCAGTTCTGGTGTAGTCAAGCCGTCATGTTTCCATTTGTCAAGAATAGTCTTGAGGTATGAAAATCTAGGCTTGCCATAATCAACGCATTCTTTTACTGCTAGAGTAATCACATCTAGCTGATGTTCTTCCAACATGTACCGCATATCATCTACTTGTAGAGGTGTTGGGAATTTGCCGAAGTTCTCCAAAATCAGATTGTTAAATTTTGACAAATTACTGGCAGCGGGCGACGAAGTCGCTTGTACTTGTTTTCCCTTACTAAATAAAATGTTTCCCCCAGCCGTCGTAGACCCGTTATAGTTATTATCAGTATAGATATTATTAGTATAGTTATAATTAGTATAGTTAGAGTTAAGCTCGTTTACTTTCGGAAGTAAAGCTGTTTTACTTTCGTGGTTAAGCTCGTTTACTTTCGGAAGTAAAGCTGTTTTACTTTCCAAAACCTCAGTAAACTTATTAACAAAGATGACATCAGAGCCGTTGAAAACCTTTCTTGTTTCAATCAATCCAGAGTCGATTAACTCTTTCTTGACCTTGATTGCTGTCGGTCTTGACTTTTGGACAATCCGCTCGATTTCGTCAACTGTACAATGGATATATGGTACAATCCCGTCTATCCAGTTGTTCTTGATAGATAAGCTTAGCCGATTTCGCATGTAGCTGTATAAAAACTTAGCTTCCAAGCTTAAATCTGCTAGCTTTGGATTTTCTAGCAATTCAAGCGGAACTGCAATAAAGCGTAAGTTTTCGTTGATATCATGGACTGTATAGACCATATCGCTGTCCTTTCTTTATTTTTTCTTCTTGTCCTCCAAAATTGTGCCTACGAAGATTAGAGCAGAAACTCCGAGAATTGACAGAAAGACATTGCTGACTTCTCCTGTCTTTGGTAACTCATGTGCAGAGGCCTCTAATTTGCTCTCTACTGCGTTTTTTTGTTCTTCCTTGGTACTTGGAGCGGGTGGCTCTTTTTCGAGCGTTTTAGGCGGTAATTCTGGTTTTTTAGGCTCATCTGGAATTACTAACTCTGGCAAGTCTAACACAGGCGGATCATTTGGCAATACTCCTCCATTCCACTCAGGCTTGTCAACTGTAGGAGGGTCTAACGGTGTGGTACCTCCTTGCCATTCTGGAAGCTCATGGATTGGAGCTGGTGGCATTTCTGGGATACCTGAGATGTCAAGTTCTGGTTTCTCATGCACAGGTGGGTCTAACGGAACAGCATCTCCTGTGTACTCTGGAATGTCATACACTGGAGCTGGTGGGACGTCCCAAGAGTATGGGCGGATAGTTCCTTTAGCTGAACCTTTGGCATTTGCAACCACAATCTCACGCTCAAAGCTATACTCCTGACCGCTTGCTGTGAATCGTAACACATTCACAGGGTTCTGGAGTTTATTCTTCAAGCGTGTTTTATATTCCACACTCACAATGTTAGTCACATGAGGGAGTTTGAACTTAAAGCCATTCTTGTAAATTTGCACATTAGCCTCTGTGAGAGGGATTTCTCTAATTCCAACCCAAGGCTCTGCTGAAGACAATTCAAACAGGCGCATAGAACCTTCTACATACTCATTGTTGTCGTCCCATGTATCAGATACGTTCACATCATGAAGGTCATGCTTCACAAAGTTTACACGTCCTCCCCACTGGATAAGTGATGGGTCATCTTTGTCTTGCCAACCCCATTTGGCTACAATCTCAGTAGGATTTGCCTTGCCTTGAGGCTTAACCTCTGCCTGCTGAACTACTGTGCCATTGAAGCTGAGGTCATATTTCTGCCCTTCTGTGACTACTTCTTTCTTCCACATGGTCGAAAGTGTCATGTCAAACTGTTTGTTAAGTGGGTGCTCTTTAAAGTACCCATTGAAAGTAGTAGTTACGTTCTGAGACTCATTTGAAGCCACAGCACGTCCTACTACTTCACCCTCTGGACTAGTCACATCAAATTCCTGTGTAGTAGTCCATTGGAGTTGTTCAGGCAATGTATAAGTAAGTGTATCGCCCTCGTTGATGTCAACTTCATCAGGGATTTCTGTGTGATATGTCAATTCTTTATTCACATACGTTTCAGCCGCTTCTGAGCTGTATGTAATCTCAGGCTCTGTGACCTGAATTTGGTTTCCGTCCTTAGCAACTTCACTTGCCAATACATTTGTGCTGATTAGCAATCCTGCTACAGCTGTTAGTCCTACTACTGACAATCTAATTGTGTTTTTCATTTTCTTTCTCCCTTGATTTTTATTTAAGTAATTCTTGATTTTTGTAGATGTTGCCGATGATTTCGAGAATTCTGGCAACCGTTTCTACATCTTCCTCGAAATCTTCGATAGTCGCATCATTGCTAAACCATCTCTCAACCCCGTTCTCGTCAACCATGTAGAAACCTAGTGTCGGATGGTTTTTGATGTCCCCTGTTGTATATCCATCAGTCACGATATCCCCCTCAAAAATCTCCTTGCCATTTTTGTCTTTGAGGCCTGTTGATTGCATGAGAATGATGTCATCGAAATCATAGTAACTTAATTGCCCAAAAAAGAGTGTCTTTACACAAATTTGTTTTTTCTCGAAATTAAGAGACACAATATCATCCGCTTCATGCATTTCTTTTGTAGCCTTATTCCACGCTCTAAAATTTGGTATCATCTGTTTGCTCCTTTGTTTCAAAATAAAATTTTCCAGAAAATGGCTCTATTTTTACAATGCCATAATCAATGCCTAGCCTTGTTATAAACGGTTTTGCTATCCTTTCGTGCAGAGAAGACATTTGTTCCCTAAACTCCTCTAACCTGAGGGTGGATTTGTAGAAATTGCACATATAGCATGCTGGCATATAGTTATCTAGTGTGTCTTCCCCTCCGTTGTAAAAAGGTACCAAGTGGTCTACTCTTAGACTTTTTAGGTCAAGTTCTTTTCCACAGTAAGCGCAGTGCCCATCATATTTAGACAAAACAACCTCTCTAACCTTTTTCGATATAGATTTTCTTTTCCTCATACATCCTCCTGTCTATATAATCCGCCGCCTTAGTATTCAAACGCTGGCGTAATACCTTTTCTAGCCATCGCCAAAGCGTCCATTTCCGCTTGCTGTTGTTCTAAGTGGTACAGTCGCAAATCTTCTTCGTACTGCTCCATCAGCTCCTCTTGCATGCGCTCCAAGCGTTCTTTCTTAGCACGTTTGCGAGCGTCCATCCGGTTGCCGTACCAGCCGGCTGCAAATGCGATTGTTGCAATCAAGGCAACGCCCAGCAACTGACTTCCTAATGTTGGTTCCATTGTTTTTCTCCTCGTTGTGTGATATAATTAAGCAAATACTTTTCAGAAGCCTAATCGCTTCGCTAGTGCCTTGTCCGACTCTATCTCGGCAAGGCTTATTTTTTTAGCACGGTAGCGGTTGAGTTGCTTCCACTTCCAGAACTTGCGGAATCCCTCATAGTCTACAAACATCAGCTTATGCGTTGGGTTGAAGACATATTGCTCAAATTCTGGATTTTCTCGCATTTCTTTGACAAATTGCTTTGCCGTTGGAAGTGTCAGACCTTGCCACCTTTGCATTAGATGTTCATAATCTCCGCCTGTCGGTTCTTCCGTCCCACCAGCTGGCGTGTAGATGATTTCTTTTATCTTTACCTGTGGCATCTTCTCCCCTACCTTTCTTCAAAGATAGTCCAACTATCAGAGATAGATAGCTTTTTAGTGATCTCAAGCTTCAGGCTGTCGCTTCCGTGCCCCTCTTTGAGCAGTCGATTGATTGCAGCTGGTGTGACGCCGATGACTGTTGCCAAGTCCGACTGACTCCAACCTTTTTCGTTGAGTCGCTGCTTGACTAGCTCAATCCATTTCTTGTGTTGTTGGCTCATATTCCCTCCTTAATTGAATAGCGATACTTGCTGATTTGCGTTGAAAATTTCATCTTTCAGCTCTGGGCTGATAGACCAGCGGCGAATGAATGATACAGCGTCATGAAAGTTCTTGGCTGGAATTTCACGGCGACGAACTCCGAAGTGCTTGCGGATCGCATGGTTGATGTCCGAGTATGCCTTGCCTCGGATATGATTATCCCGATAAGCAGGTGCTTTCTTCCCTTGCAGGAAACCAACAATTTTCTTGTTGACTTCTTCTGTCAGCATGTTTTCCTGTACTGCATTCACCCGCATAGTGTCTTCTAAGTTCGTAATGCGGTGCTCGTGATTTTCAATGCTGTCCAGCATTTTCCGCATTACACTGATTTCTGATAGCGATTGTTCGCTGCTTGCGCTTTTTCCAATAATTTCGTTTGTCATATGATTTCTCCCTCTAATACTTCTGTTTCTTTGAGCATACTTCCCATATCCTCGGCAAGTCTGCTGATAGCTTTTTGCAACTGTTCAAATTCATTTCTGACTTTGCTGTCAGAGTGCAATATCCGCTGTTCGTCTACATAGACCAGACCGCCCATGTTTACGACCATTTCATTACCCTTTCGGATAAACGATAGTAGGCTCTTATAGCTGCCGATTTTTGCTTGTGCTTCGCTTAATTGTCCTTGCGACTGCTTGATAGCTTCTGTCAGCTCGTCATACTTAGCAGACTTTTCGTCAACTGCCTTGCGTTCTTCGACAAGCTTGTTATATTGCTGCTCGATGAACTCCGCACGGCTGTTTAAGTCCTCGTATTCTCGTTTGAGCTGGCTATTCTTCTCTAGCAGCGTGGCATTTAGCGACTTAGTAGCGTCATAGTCTGCTGGTGCGACTTCGATTTCTTTGACGATTTCCTTTTCAATCGTCTTGGTTTCAAGACCTTTCAAGGCTTGTTCTGCCAGGCGCTCGTTTTGCTCTCGCAAGCTGTCGTTGGCGCTTCGTGCGAGATTGAGCTGGCGCTTGACCTCTTGTAGTTCCCTGACTGTTGGACTGTCGCCTTGCTCAATCCGTTCAATCTGTTCTTGCCTGTTTTCCTCTGGCAAGGTTGCTATAAGATGCAATGCTGTTGTTCCTAAATTTCGTAACGTTTCGAAATTTGGCAATTCTTTAGCAATTTTCATAGACTTACTAGCAAAGTCCTTGTCAATCCCTAAATTCTGATACCATTCCATAAACTGCCCATGCACTAAGTCATGCTCCTTAACATGATTAAGCCGTCTGCCGATTTCCCAAATTGACTGACCGGCAAGTTGCTTGTGGTGATTGATTTCAAGCTCAATCTGCGCTAAATTGTCAGATAATGCTATCTCTTGCATTTACTTTTCCTTTCTCCTGTGATATAATTTAGTCGAAAAAATTTTTGTAAGCGCCTCACCCAGAGGTGCTTTTTGTGCTATAATCATCTCGAAGGGAGGTGATTATGATGAAAACATTCGATGATTTTAGAAAGTCTTTGACAGAAGAAGATATGGATTACATAGCAAGCAAAGCCAATAATGCCATCAACCATATCGACCATACTGACGCTCTTCAAATCGGAACTGTCAGCGGTTTAATTTCTGCCGTTACTACTCTTGAGCTTCTTGAGAAGTATCATGAATGGCTTCACGAATAAGCCGACTAAAATCTTTGGGGTCTATCATTAAATTGATAGGCTCTTTTTTGTTCCCTGTATACGGATAGCGTCTTGGTTTCATTTTCTTTCCTTTCTATCTTTCTTTTATGTTATAATCTCCCTAGAGGGGAGGTGATTAAGTTGGATAACAAAGACATTAAACAAATCCTTGATGAACACGGTATAGATAACTCTGAAAATCTTTCAAAAGCTCTCGCACAAGTTCTGGAAGAATTTTCAAATAGTAACCGAATATCTGAAAGTTCATCAAGTTCTTTGATGGATCCCGATGTAATGCGTAAACGCATGAGCGGGATTGTCGATTAATTTTTAGCTGCTAGCTTTTGCTAGTGGCTTTTTTGAAATAATCAACTGCTAGCTTTGCTGTTGGCTTTTTGAAATAATTAACTGCTAAGTCCTCGGTTGCATTCCAAAAGCGGTCATCATAATTGATTTTTTCGATAGCGAGCTGTTGTCGCATTTCTTTTGATTCTTTGGAAATCCGACAAAGAACTTCCCAGTCGTCATCTTTGAATTGCTTTCGCAGTTCAAAGAACTGTTTGATTTTGCTTTCTTTCATTCGCAAAACTCCTTTCTTAATTAGAAAGTTAAAGAAATAGTAAATTATTTTGTTATATCGCTTGACAGATTTTACACCTTAGTGTAAAATGAAACCATAATTAAAAGACTTGATAAAACGTTATATCTATCAATTCAAATGCGCTCGCCAAAGCTATTTAATTTTTAGATAAGTTTTACAAGGTTTTTTACTAAATCTTTAACTTACAAGAACTATTTTACACTAGAGTATTATTTTTGTCAACAGAAAATAACACTTTTTTATAAAATATTTTTTGTCATGCCCAAGAAAGGCTCTACGACAATGTTTTCAACGCTTGAAAAAATAAAAGAACTATCCTATAAACGGCATATAAACTTACAAAAAGTCGCTGAAGATTTAGGTTATAGTGTAAATTATTTTTATTCACTTAAAGAAAAAACTTTAAAATCTGACCGTCTTCAAGAAATCGCAGACTATTTCGGAGTATCTACCGACTACCTACTAGGTCGGACGGATAACCCAGCTATCGCAGGAGAAAAAGCTCCAGAGCATGAAATAGAACTTGATGACTTGGACGGCCGCATCATGCTGTTTGACGGCAAGCCCTTGTCTGATGACGACAAGCGAGCTATTAAGGGCATTATAGAGGGCTACCTCAATAGCAAGAAATAAGTTTAGGTGAGGGAGATTATGGATAAAGAAAAAGAACTGTTGGAGCAGTACCAGGTATCACTTTATACTTTTAACCCAGACCAATGGGCAGGACGTGGTTTCTATGACGCAGAGACAAGGACTATTTTCTTGAACAGCTCCTTGTCTTCTGCAGAACGCCACAGAGTATTGCTACACGAATTAGGGCACTTAGAGCATATCGGCTCTATCTATCGTCACTCTGCCATGCGCTGCGAGAATGAAGCTAATAGACACATGATCCATAAGCTGTTAGAAGAAGAACTTGCATCATCAGACGATCATCAATCATTTAACTTCTTACACTTCATGCAAAAGCATAAATTAAAGACAGTGACAGACGAATTGATGGTTATTGACGAATATTTTGAATTGATTGGATGA